TTATTCTTACTAGCGATGTATGAGCTAGGTAAGTATGTAACTGAGCAAGTATATATTATGATGACGGCTAATGATGATGTAGAGGCGCCGAGTGATTACGTCTTTCGAGCGGAGGTGAGTGAATAATGAGAATATTTATTTATGATTTGATCGTTTTGCTGTTTGCTTTCTTAATATCCATATATATTATTGATGATGGAGTGATAATAAATGCATTAGGAATTTTTGGTATGTATAAAATTATAGATTCCTTTTCAGAAAATATTATAAAGAGGTAGATAAAAATGAACGAGCAAATAATAGGAAGCATATATACTTTAGCAGGAGGTGTTGTGCTTTATTCAGTTAAAGAGATTTTTAGGTATTTTACAGATTCTAACTTACAACGTAAAAAAATCAATTTAGAACAAATATATCCGATATATTTAGATTGTTTTAAAAAGGCTAAAAAGATGATTGGAGCTTATATTATTCCAACAGAACAGCATGAATTTTTAGATTTTTTTGATATTGAAGTCTTTAATAATTTAGATAAGCAAAGTAAAAAAGCGTATGAAAATGTTATTGGATTTAGACAAATGATTAATTTATCAAATAGAGTTAAGGCAATGGAAGATTTTAAGATGAGTTTCAACAATGAATTTAGTACAAATCAGATTTTTTTTAATCCTTCTTTTGTTATGGAAACAATTGCTATTATAAATGAATATCAAAAAGATATATCTTATTTAAAAAATATAATTAATAAAATGAATGAAAATAGAGCTTATAATCATATTGATAGTTTTATCACTTCAGAGTACCGACGAAAAATAAACGATTATAATCTTTATCTTGATAAATTTGAAGAACAGTTTAGTCAAAAGTTTAAAATAAACAGAACTTCGATAAAAGAAAGAATTATTATTAATTTAAACAAGAGGAGATTTAAATGATGTGGATTACTATGACTATTGTATTTGCTATATTGCTATTAGTTTGTATCAGTATTAATAGTGATCGTGCAAGGGAGATACAAGCGCTCAGATATATGAATGATTATCTACTTGATGAAGTAGTTAAAACTAAAGGATACAACGGGTTAAAAGAATACAGGATTGAATTAAAGCGAATGAATAACGATATTAAAAAGTAATTTATATTATCGGAGGTATTGCATTGAATGATAAAGATTGAGAAACACGATATCAAAAAGCTTGAAGAATACATTCAGCACATCGATAACTATCGAAGAGAGTTGAAGATGCGAGAATATGAATTACTTGAAAGTCATGAACCAGATAATGCGGGAGCTGGCAAAAGTAATTTGCCGGGTAATCCGATTGAACGATGTGCAATAAAGAAGTTTAGTGATAACAGGTACAATACATTAAGAAATATAGTTAACGGTGTAGATAGATTGATAGATGAAAGTGATGAGGATACGCTTGAGTTATTAAGGTTTAGATATTGGGATTGTCCTATTGGTTGTTATGAATGGGAAGATATAGCACATTACTTTGGTACAAGTAAGACAAGTATATTACGTAGAAGGAATGCACTGATCGATAAGTTAGCAAAGTATATTGGTTATGTGTAGCGGACTTTTACCCTATGTAAGTCCGCATTAAAACAGTTTATTATGTTAGTATCAGATTAATATTTAAAGTTATTAACTGCTAATACGACGCATGAACAAGAGGCGCATCACTATGTGATGTGTCTTTTTATTTATGAGGTATGAACATGTTCAAACTAATAGTAAATACATTACTACACATCAAGTATAGATGCGTCTTGATACTACTTAAGTTATATAAGGTGAAACATTATGATGACTAAAGACGAACGTATACGATTCTATAAGTCTAAAGAATGGCAAATAACAAGAAAAAGAGTGCTAGAAAGAGATAATTATGAATGTCAACAATGTAAGAGAGACGGCAAGTTAACGACATATGACAAAAGCAAGCGTAAGTCGTTGGATGTAGATCATATATTATCGCTAGAACATCATCCGGAGTTTGCTCATGACTTAAACAATTTAGAAACACTGTGTATTAAATGTCACAACAAAAAAGAAAAGAGATTTATAAAAAAAGAAAATAAATGGAAAGACGAAAAATGGTAAATACCCCCGGGTCAAAAAAATCAAAAGCGATCAAAATACTTGGGGAACGGGCAGGGGCTCGACTTCGCGATAATTTTAAAAATCCATGTATAACCCCCCTCTTATAACCATTTTAAGGCAGGTGATGAAATGGAGATTATAGTTGATGAAAACTTAGTGCTTAAAGAAAAAGAAAGGCTGCAAGTATTATATAAAGACATACCTAGCAATAAATTAAAAGTAGTTGATGGTTTAATTATTCAAGCAGCAAGGCTACGTGTAATGCTTGATTACATGTGGGAAGACATAAAAGAAAAAGGTGACTATGATTTATTTACTCAATCTGAAAAGGCGCCACCATATGAAAGGGAAAGACCAGTAGCCAAACTATTTAATGCTAGAGATGCTGCATATCAAAAAATAATCAAACAATTATCGGATTTATTGCCCGAAGAGAAAGAAGACACAGAAACGCCATCTGATGATTACCTATGATTAGTAATAAATACGTTGATGAATATATAAATTTGTGGAAACAAGGAAAGATAATTTTAAATAAAGAAAGAATTGATCTCTTTAATTATCTACAAACACATATATATTCACGAGATGATGTATATTTTGATGAACAGAAAATCGAGGATTGTATCAAATTTATTGAAAAATGGTATTTTCCAACATTACCATTTCAAAGGTTTATCATAGCTAATATATTTCTTATAGATAAAAATACAGATGAAGCTTTCTTTACAGAATTTGCTATTTTCATGGGACGTGGAGGCGGGAAAAACGGTCTAATAAGTGCTATTAGTGATTTTCTTTCTACGCCCTTACACGGAGTTAAAGAATATCACATCTCCATTGTTGCTAATAGTGAAGATCAAGCAAAAACATCGTTTGATGAAATCAGAACCGTTTTAATGGATAACAAACGAAATAAGACGGGTAAAACGCCAAAAGCTCCTTATGAAGTTAGTAAAGCAAAAATAATAAACCGTGCAACTAAATCGGTTATTCGATATAACACATCAAACACAAAAACCAAAGACGGTGGACGTGAGGGGTGTGTTATTTTTGATGAAATTCATTATTTCTTTGGTCCTGAAATGGTAAACGTCAAACGTGGTGGATTAGGTAAAAAGAAAAATAGAAGAACGTTTTATATAAGTACTGATGGTTTTGTTAGAGAGGGTTATATCGATGCAATGAAGCACAAAATTGCAAGTGTATTAAGTGGCAAGGTTAAAAATAGTAGATTGTTTGCTTTTTATTGTAAGTTAGACGATCCAAAAGAAGTTGATGACAGACAGACGTGGGAAAAGGCGAACCCAATGTTACATAAACCGTTATCAGAATACGCTAAAACACTGCTAAGCACGATTGAAGAAGAATATAACGATTTACCATTCAACCGTTCAAATAAGCCCGAATTCATGACTAAGCGAATGAATTTGCCTGAAGTTGACCTTGAAAAAGTAATAGCACCATGGAAAGAAATACTAGCGACTAATAGAGAGATACCAAATTTAGATAATCAAATGTGTATTGGTGGTTTAGACTTTGCAAACATTCGAGATTTTGCAAGTGTAGGGCTATTATTCCGAAAAAACGATGATTACATTTGGTTAGGACATTCGTTTGTAAGACAAGGGTTTTTGGATGATGTCAAATTAGAACCTCCTATTAAAGAATGGGAAAAAATGGGGTTATTGACCATTGTCGATGATGATGTCATTGAAATTGAATATATAGTTGATTGGTTTTTAAAGGCTAGAGAAAAATATGGGATTGAAAAAGTCATAGCTGATAATTATAGAACTGATATTGTAAGACGTGCGTTTGAGGATGCTGGCATAAAACTTGAAGTACTTAGAAATCCAAAAGCAATACATGGATTACTTGCACCACGTATCGATACAATGTTTGCGAAACATAACGTAATATATGGAGACAATCCTTTGATGCGTTGGTTTACTAATAATGTTGCAGTAAAGGTTAAACCCGATGGTAATAAAGAATATATTAAAAAAGATGAAAATAGAAGAAAAACCGATGGGTTCATGGCTTTTGTTCACGCATTATATAGAGCAGACGATATAGTAGACAAAGACATGTCTAAAGCGCTTGATGCATTAATGAGTATAGATTTCTAATAGAGGAGGTGAGACATGAGTATTCTAGAAAAGATATTTAAAACTAGGAAAGATATAACATATATGCTTGATTTAGATATGATAGAAGATCTATCACAACAAGCGTATGTGAAACGTTTAGCGATTGATAGTTGTATTGAATTTGTTGCGCGAGCTGTCGCTCAAAGTCATTTTAAAGTATTGGAAGGTAATAGAATTCAAAAGAATGATGTTTACTACAAGTTAAATATAAAACCAAATACTGACTTATCAAGCGATAGTTTTTGGCAACAAGTTATATATAAACTAATTTATGATAACGAGGTTTTAATCGTAGTAAGTGACAGCAAAGAATTACTTATCGCAGATAGCTTTTACAGAGAAGAGTACGCTTTGTATGATGATATATTCAAAGATGTAACGGTTAAAGATTATACTTATCAACGTACTTTCACAATGCAAGAGGTCATATATTTAAAGTACAACAACAATAAAGTGACACACTTTGTAGAAAGTCTATTCGAAGATTACGGGAAAATATTCGGAAGAATGATAGGTGCACAATTAAAAAACTATCAAATAAGAGGGATTTTGAAATCTGCCTCTAGCGCATATGACGAAAAGAATATAGAAAAATTACAAGCGTTTACAAATAAATTATTCAATACTTTTAATAAAAATCAACTAGCAATCGCGCCTTTGATAGAAGGTTTTGATTATGAGGAATTATCTAATGGTGGTAAGAATAGTAACATGCCTTTTTCTGAATTGAGTGAGCTAATGAGAGATGCAATAAAAAATGTTGCGTTGATGATTGGTATACCTCCAGGTTTGATTTACGGAGAAACAGCTGATTTGGAAAAAAACACGCTTGTATTTGAGAAGTTCTGTTTAACACCTTTATTAAAAAAGATTCAGAACGAATTAAACGCGAAACTCATAACACAAAGCATGTATTTGAAAGATACAAGAATAGAAATTGTCGGTGTGAATAAAAAAGACCCACTTCAATATGCTGAAGCAATTGACAAACTTGTAAGTTCTGGTTCATTTACAAGGAATGAGGTGCGGATTATGTTAGGTGAAGAACCATCAGACAATCCTGAATTAGACGAATACCTGATTACTAAAAACTACGAAAAAGCTAACAGTGGTGAAAATGATGAAAAAGAAAAAGATGAAAACACTTTGAAAGGTGGTGATGAAGATGAAAGCGGAGATTAAAGGCGTCATCGTTTCCAACGAAGATAAATGGGTTTACGAAATGCTTGGTATGGATTCGACTTGTCCTAAAGATGTTTTAACACAACTAGAATTTAGTGATGAAGATGTTGATATTATAATTAACTCAAATGGTGGTAACCTAGTAGCTGGTAGTGAAATATATACACATTTAAGAGCTCATAAAGGCAAAGTGAATGTTCGTATCACAGCAATAGCAGCAAGTGCGGCATCGCTTATCGCAATGGCTGGTGACCACATCGAAATGAGTCCGGTTGCTAGAATGATGATTCACAATCCTTCAAGTATTGCGCAAGGAGAAGCGAAAGATCTAAATCATGCTGCAGAAACATTAGAACATGTTGGTCAAATAATGGCTGAGGCATATGCGGTTAGAGCTGGTAAAAACAAACAAGAACTTGTAGAAATGATGGCTAGGGAAACGTGGCTAAATGCTGATGAAGCCATTGAACAAGGTTTTGCGGATAGTAAAATGTTTGAAAACGACAATATGCAAATTGTAGCAAGCAATACACAAGTGTTATCGAAAGATGTATTAAATCGTGTAACAGCTTTGGTAAGTAAAACGCCAGAGGTTAACATTGATATTGACGCAATAGCAAATAAAGTAATTGAAAAAATAAATATGAAAGAAAAGGAATCAGAAATCGATGTTGCAGATAGTAAAGTATCAGCAAATGGATTTTCAAGATTCCTTTTTTAATACAAAAAATAGGAGGTCATAAAATGACTATAAATTTATCGGAAACATTCGCAAATGCGAAAAACGAATTTATTAATGCAGTAAACAACGGTGAACCGCAAGAAAGACAAAATGAATTGTACGGTGACATGATTAACCAACTATTTGAAGAAACTAAATTACAAGCAAAAGCAGAAGCTGAAAGAGTTTCTAGTTTACCTAAATCAGCACAATCTTTGAGTGCAAACCAAAGAAGTTTCTTCATGGATATCAATAAAAACGTTAACTATAAAGAAGAAAAACTTTTGCCAGAAGAAACAATTGATAGAATTTTTGAAGATTTGACGACGAATCATCCGTTATTAGCTGATTTAGGTATTAAAAACGCTGGTTTGCGTTTGAAGTTCTTAAAATCTGAAACTTCTGGCGTAGCCGTTTGGGGTAAAATCTATGGTGAAATTAAAGGTCAATTAGATGCTGCGTTCAGTGAAGAAACAGCAATTCAAAATAAATTGACAGCGTTTGTTGTTTTACCAAAAGATTTAAATGATTTTGGTCCTGCGTGGATTGAAAGATTTGTTCGTGTTCAAATCGAAGAAGCATTTGCAGTGGCGCTTGAAACTGCGTTCTTAAAAGGTACTGGTAAAGACCAACCAATCGGCTTAAACCGTCAAGTACAAAAAGGTGTATCGGTAACTGAGGGTGCTTATCCAGAGAAAGAAGAACAAGGTACGCTTACATTTGCTAATCCGCGCGCTACGGTTAATGAATTGACGCAAGTGTTTAAATACCACTCAACTAACGAGAAAGGTAAATCAGTAGCGGTTAAAGGTAATGTAACAATGGTTGTTAATCCGTCCGATGCTTTTGAGGTTCAAGCACAGTATACACATTTAAATGCAAATGGCGTATATGTTACTGCTTTACCATTTAATTTGAATGTTATCGAGTCTACAGTCCAAGAAGCAGGTAAGGTTTTAACGTACGTTAAAGGTTTATATGATGGTTATTTAGCTGGTGGTATTAATGTTCAGAAATTTAAAGAAACACTTGCGTTAGATGATATGGATTTATACACTGCAAAACAATTTGCTTACGGCAAAGCGAAAGATAATAAAGTTGCTGCTGTTTGGAAATTAGATTTAAAAGGACATAAGCCAGCTTTAGAAGGTACCGAAGAAACACTATAAAATTTTATGAGGTGATAAAATGGTGAAATTTAAAGTTGTTAGAGCTTTTAAAGACATAGAGCACAATCAACACAAGTACAAAGTAGGGGAGTTGTATCCAGCTGAAGGGTATAACAATCCTCGTGTTGAATTGTTGACAAATCAAATCAAAAATAAGTACGACAAAGTTTATATCGTACCTTTAGATAAGCTGACAAAACAAGAATTATTAGAACTATGCGAATCATTACAAAAAAAAGCGTCTAGTTCAATGGTTAAAAGTGAAATCGTCGACTTATTGAATGGTGAAGACAATGACGATTGATGATTTGCTTGTCAAATTTAAATCACTTGAAAAGATTGACCATAATTCAGAGGATGAGTACTTAAAGCAGTTGTTAAAAATGTCGTACGAGCGTATAAAAAATCAGTGCGGAGTTTTTGAATTAGAGAATTTAATAGGTCAAGAATTGATACTTATACGCGCTAGATATGCTTATCAAGATTTATTAGAACACTTCAACGATAATTACAGACCTGAAATAATAGATTTTTCGTTATCTCTAATGGAGGTATCAGAAGATGAAGAAAGTGTTTAAAAAACCTAGAATTACAACTAAACGTTTAAATACTCGTGTTCATTTTTATAAGTATACTGAAAATAATGGTCCAGAAGCTGGAGAAAAAGAAGAAAAATTATTATATAGCTGTTGGGCGAGTATTGATGGTGTCTGGTTACGTGAATTAGAACAAGCTATCTCAAACGGAACCCAAAATGACATTAAATTGTATATTCGTGATCCGCAAGGTGATTATTTACCCAGTGAAGAACATTATCTTGAAATTGAATCAAGATATTTCAAAAATCGTTTGAATATAAAGCAAGTATCACCAGATTTGGATAATAAAGACTTTATTATGATTCGTGGAGGATATAGTTCATGAGTGTGAAAGTGATAGGTGATAAAGCATTAGAAAGAGAATTAGAAAAACGTTTTGGCATAAAAGAGATGGTAAAAGTTCAAGATAAGGCGTTAATAGCTGGTGCTAAGGTAATTGTTGAAGAAGTAAAAAAACAACTAAAGCCCTCAAAAGATACGGGAGCATTAATTAATGAGGTAAGTTTTAGTAAACCTGAATGGATAAACGGAAAACGTACAATTACTGTTCATTGGCGAGGTTCTAAAGACCGTTATAAAATCGTACATTTAATTGAATATGGACACGTTCAAAAAGGAACAGGTAAATTTATCAAACCTAAAGCTATGGGCGGTGTTAATAGAGCAATAAGACAAGGGCAAAATAAGTATTTTGAGACGCTAAAAAGGGAGTTGAAAAAATTGTGATTGATATTTTGTACAAAGTTCATGAAGTGATTAGTCAAGACAGAATTATTAGAGAGCACGTAAATATCAATAATATTAAGTTCAATAAATACCCTAATGTAAAAGATACTGATGTACCTTTTATTGTTATTGACGATATCGACGACCCAATACCTACAACTTATACTGACGGAGATGAGTGTGCATATAGTTATATTGTCCAAATAGATGTTTTTGTTAAGTACAATGATGAATATAATGCGAGAATCATAAGAAATAAGATATCTAATCGCATTCAAAAGTTATTATGGTCTGAACTAAAAATGGGAAATGTTTCAAATGGAAAACCGGAATATATAGAAGAATTTAAAACATATAGAAGCTCTCGCGTTTACGAGGGCATTTTTTATAAGGAGGAAAATTAAATGGCAGTAAAACATGCAAGTGCGCCAAAGGCGTATATTAACATTACTGGTTTAGGTTTCGCTAAATTAACGAAAGAAGGCGCGGAATTAAAATATAGTGATATTACAAAAACAAGAGGATTACAAAAAATTGGTGTTGAAACTGGTGGAGAACTAAAAACAGCTTATGCTGATGGCGGTCCAATTGAATCAGGGAATACAGATGGAGAAGGTAAAATCTCATTACAAATGCATGCGTTCCCTAAAGAGATTCGCAAAATTGTTTTTAATGAAGATTATGATGAAGATGGCGTTTACGAAGAGAAACAAGGTAAACAAAACAATTACGTAGCTGTATGGTTCAGACAAGAGCGTAGAGACGGTACATTTAGAACAGTTTTATTACCTAAAGTTATGTTTACAAATCCTAAAATCGATGGAGAAACGGCTGAGAAAGATTGGGATTTCTCAAGTGAAGAGGTTGAAGGTGAGGCACTTTTCCCTTTAGTTGATAATAAAAAGTCAGTACGTAAGTATATCTTTGATTCAGCTAACATGACAAATCATGATGGAGACGGTGAAAAAGGCGAAGAGGCTTTCTTAAAGAAAATTTTAGGCGAAGAATATACTGGAAACGTGACAGAGGGTAACGAAGAAACTTTGTAACAAAACCGGCTTCATCGGAAACTGCGGTAAAGTCGGTTAATATACCAGATAGCATTAAAACACTTAAAGTTGGCGACACATACGATTTAAATGTTGTAGTAGAGCCATCTAATCAAAGTAAGTTATTGAAATACACAACAGATCAAACGAATATTGTATCAATCAATAGTGATGGTCAAGTTACTGCGGAAGCACAAGGCATTGCTACGGTTAAAGCAACAGTTGGTAATATGAGTGACACTATAACAATAAATGTAGAAGCATAAGAGGGGGCAACCCCTCTATTTTATTTGAAAATAAGGAGAGTATTATAAAATGGCAAAATTAAAACGTAACATTATTCAATTAGTAGAAGACCCGAAAGCAAATGAAATTAAATTACAAACGTACTTAACACCACACTTCATTTCATTTGAAATTGTATACGAAGCAATGGATTTAATCGATGATATTGAGGACGAAAATAGCACGATGAAACCAAGAGAAATCGCTGACAGATTGATGGATATGGTTGTAAAAATTTACGATAACCAATTCACAGTTAAAGACCTAAAAGAACGTATGCATGCACCTGATGGAATGAATGCACTTCGTGAACAAGTGATTTTCATTACTCAAGGTCAGCAAACTGAGGAAACTAGAAATTTTATCCAGAACATGAAATAAAGCCTGAAGATTTAACATATAAAGCAATGTTGAAAAATATGGATACTCTCATGATGGACTTAATTGAAAATGGTAAAGACGCTAACGAAGTTTTAAAAATGCCATTTCATTATGTACTTTCCATATATCAAAATAAAAACAATGACATTTCTGAAGAAAAAGCAGAGGCTTTAATTGATGCGTTTTAACCTTAACCGTTTGGTTAGGGTTATTTTTTTGAACTTTTTTAGAAAGGAGGTAAAAAATGGGAGAAAGAATAAAAGGTTTATCTATAGGTTTGGATTTAGATGCAGCAAATTTAAATAGATCATTTGCAGAAATCAAACGAAACTTTAAAACTTTAAATTCTGACTTAAAGTTAACCGGTAACAACTTCAAATATACCGAAAAATCAACTCATAGTTACAAACAAAGGATTAAAGAACTTGATGGAACTATCACAGGTTATAAGAAAAACGTTGATGATTTAGCCAAGCAATATGGCAAGGTATCTCAAGAACAGGGCGAAAACAGCGCGGAAGCTCAAAAATTACGACAAGAATATAACAAACAAGCAAATGAGCTGAATTTTTTAGAAAAAGAACTAGAAAAAACAACAACTGAGTTTGAAGAGTTCAAAAAAGCTCAAGTTGAAGCTCAAAGAATGGCAGAAAGTGGCTGGGGAAAAACCAGTAAAGTTTTTGAAAGTATGGGACCTAAATTAACAAAAATGGGTGATGGTTTAAAATCCATTGGTAAAGGTTTGATGATTGGTGTAACTGCACCTGTTTTAGGTATTGCAGCAGCATCAGGAAAAGCTTTTGCAGAAGTTGATAAAGGTTTAGATACAGTTACCCAAGCAACAGGAGCAACCGGCGGAGAGCTTAAGAAGTTGCAGAATTCATTTAAAGATGTTTATGGCAACTTTCCAGCAGACGCTGAGACTGTAGGCGGTGTTTTAGGGGAAGTTAACACAAGGTTAGGTTTCACTGGCAAAGAACTTGAGAGTGCCACAGAGTCATTCTTGAAATTTAGTCACATAACAGGTTCTGACGGCGTACAAGCCGTTCAATTAATTACGCGTGCAATGGGTGATGCAGGTATTGAAGCTGATGAGTATCAAAGTGTACTTGATATGGTAGCGAAAGCAGCACAGGCTAGCGGTATAAGTGTTGATACATTAGCTGATAGCATTACTAAATACGGTGCTCCAATGAGGGCTATGGGCTTTGAGATGAAAGAATCAATCGCTTTATTCTCTCAATGGGAGAAATCAGGTGTTAATACTGAAATAGCCTTCAGTGGTTTGAAAAAAGCTATATCCAATTGGGGTAAAGCGGGTAAAGACCCAAGAGAAGAATTTAAGAAGACATTAGCAGAAATTGAAAGGACACCGGATATAGCTAGCGCAACAAGTTTAGCGATTGAAGCATTTGGTGCAAAAGCAGGTCCTGATTTAGCAGATGCTATTAAAGGCGGTCGCTTTAGTTACCAAGAGTTCTTAAAAACTATCGAAGATTCGCAAGGAACGGTCAATCAGACATTTAAAGATTCTGAAAGTGGCTCCGAAAGATTTAAAGTAGCAATGAATAAACTTAAATTAGTAGGTGCTGATGTATGGGCTTCTATTGAAAGTGCGTTTGCTCCAGTCATGGAAGAATTAATCAAAAAGCTATCTGTAGCAGTTGATTGGTTTTCAAGTTTAAGTGATGGATCTAAAAGGTCGATTGTTATATTCGGTGGTATTGCTGCTGCAATTGGTCCTGTAGTTTTTGGATTAGGTGCATTCATAAGCACAATTGGCAACGCAGTAACTGTATTAGCTCCATTATTAGCTAGTATTGTAAAGGCTGGCGGATTGATTAGTTTTTTATCAACTAAAGTGCCTATTTTAGGAACAGTCTTCACAGCATTAACTGGTCCAATTGGTATCGTGTTAGGTGTACTGGCTGGTTTAGCAGTCGCATTTACAATAGCTTATAAGAAATCTGAAACATTCAGAAATTTTGTTAATGGTGCAATTAACAGTGTTAAACAAACGTTTAGTAATTTCATTCAATTTATCCAACCTTTCATTGATTCCGTTAAAAACGTCTTTAAACAAGCGGTTTCAGCAATCGTTGATTTCGCTAAAGATATTTGGAGTCAAATTAATGGATTCTTTAATGAAAACGGAATTTCTATTGTTCAAGCGCTTCAAAATATATGCAATTTTATCAAAGCTATATTTGAATTTATCTTAAATTTTGTAATTAAACCAATCATGTTTGCGATTTGGCAAGTGATGCAATTTATTTGGCCGGCGGTTAAAGCCTTGATTGTCAGTACTTGGGAGAATATAAAAGGAGTAATACAAGGTGCTTTAAATATAATACTTGGCTTTATTAAGTTCTTTTCAAGTTTATTCACTGGTAATTGGCGAGGTGTTTGGGACGGTATTGTGATGATACTAAAAGGCACTGTGCAGTTAATTTGGAATTTAATACAACTGTGGTTTGTAGGTAAGATTCTAGGTGTTGTTAGATACTTTGGTGGATTGCTTAAAGGTTTAATATCCGGTATCTGGGGTGTTATCAAAGGTATTTTCACAAAATCATTATCTGCAATTTGGAATGCAACGAAAAGTATTTTTGGTTTCTTATACAATAGTGTTAAATCTATTTTCACTAATATGAAAAACTGGTTATCTAGTACGTGGAATAATATCAAAAGCAATACCGTCGGCAAGGCTCATTCGTTATTTACGGGTGTAAGGTCTAAATTCACAAGTTTATGGAATGCGACGAAAGATATATTTACTAAATTAAGAAATTGGATGTCAAACGTCTGGAACTCTATTAAAGATAACACGGTAGGTATAGCTGGTCGTTTGTGGGATAAAGTACGTAATATCTTCGGAAACATGCGTGACGGTTTAAAATCTATCATTGGTAAAATTAAAGATCATATCGGCGGTATGGTAGATGCTATTAAAAAAGGACTTAATAAATTAATTGAAGGCTTAAACTGGGTCGGTGGTAAGTTAGGTATGGATGAAATACCTAGGTTACACACTGGTACAGAGCACACACATACTACTACAAGATTAGTTAAGAACGGTAAGATTGCACGTGATACATTCGCTACAGTTGGGGATAAAGGACGTGGAAATGGTCCAAATGGTTTTAGAAATGAAATGATTGAATTCCCTAATGGTAAACGTGTAATCACACCTAATACAGACACTACTGCTTATTTACCTAAAGGCTCAAAAGTATACAACGGTGCACAAACTTATTCAATGTTAAACGGAACGCTTCCGAGATTTCATTTCGGTACTACTATGTGGAAAGATATTAAATCTAGTGCATCATCGGCATTTAACTGGACAAAAGATCAAATAGGTAAAGGTACCAAATGGCTTGGCGATAAAGTTGGAGATGTAATAGACTTTATTGATAATCCGGGTAAGCTTTTAAATTATGTGCTCAAAGCGTTTGGTGTTGACTTTAGCTCTCTAACTAAAGGTATGGGTATTGTTGGCGATATAACAAAAGCGTCTTGGAATAAGATTAAAAGTAAGGCGATTAATTGGATAAAAGAAGGATTAGAGAGCCAAGCGGGAGATGGTTCTGTGTTTGATAGTTTCAGAATACTACAACCTTATTCAGCACCGCCAAAACCTCCTAACCCCAATTATCCATTTAACGGAGGCGTTCATCATGGTGTTGACTATGATACGCCGACCGGTACCCCTATACGTACGCCAATGGGTGGACGTGTTAGAAGTTGGTATGACAACTATGGTGGCGGTAAAGCAATTACTGTTCAAAAAGGTCGAACATTTTTGTGGTTCATGCACTTATCTGAACAATTGCGTAGAACAGGTGAACAAATTAAAGCTGGTCAATTAATTGGTAAATCAGGTAATACAGGTTCTATGACTAATTACCGCCATTTACATTTCCAAGTCAATCAAGGCGGAGAGTCCAATAGGTATTCGACAGACCCTATTCCTTGGTTACGGAAAAACGACAAAACTGGTGGAAAGAATTCACCTGGATGGAGTGGTTCTGAAAATGCGCGCAGAGCGATTAGAACAGCTCAAAATATACTTGGAGGTCAATACAAAGCTAGCTGGATTACACACGAAATGATGCGTGTAGCAAGACGTGAATCCAATTATACAGCTAATGCAGTTAATAATTGGGATAGCAACGCAAGAGCTGGTACACCTTCAAGAGGTATGTTCCAAATGATAGATCCTTCATTTAGAGCGTACGCAAAGTCGGGTTACAATAATCCTCTCAACCCAACTCATCAAGCTATATCGGCTATGAGATATATTGTGGGTAAATGGGTACCAAGAACAGGCTCATGGAGAGCTGCGTTCAAACGCGCTGGTGATTACGCATATGCTACAGGTGGAAAAGTTTTTGATGGTTGGTATAACTTAGGTGAAGACGGTCATCCAGAATGGATTATTCCAACAGATCCAGCTCGTAGAAATGATGCAATGAAGATGTTGCATTATGCAGCAGCAGAAGTAAGAGGGAGAAAAGCGAGTAAAAATAAGCGTCCTAGTCAATTGTCTAGTGTAAATGGGTTTGATGACCCAAGCTTATTATTGAAAATGATTGAACAACAGCAACAACAAATAGCTTTATTACTGAAAATAGCGCAATCCAACGATGTGATTGCAGATAAAGATTATCAGCCGATTATTGACGAATACGCTTTTGATAAAAAGGTGAACGCGTCTATAGAAAAGCGAGAAAGGCAAGAATCAACAAAAGTAAAGTTTAGAAAAGGAGGAATTGCTATTCAATGATAGACACTATTAAAGTGAACAACAAAACAATTCCTTGGTTGTATGTCGAAAGAGGGTTTGAAATACCCTCTTTTAATTATGTTTTAAAAACAGAAAATGTAGATGGACGTTCGGGGGCTATATATAAAGGGCGTAGGCTTGAATCTTATAGTTTTGATATACCTTTAGTGGTACGTAATGACTATTTATCTCACAACGGCATTAAAACATATGATGACGTCTTGAATGAATTAGTAAAGTTTTTTAACTACGAGGAACAAGTTAAATTACAATTCAAATCTAAAGATTGGTACTGGAACGCTTATTTTGAAGGACCAATAAAGCTGCACAAAGAATTTACAATACCTGTTAAGTTCACTATCAAAGTAGTACTAACAGACCCTTACAAATATTCAGTAACAGGAAATAAAAATACTGCGATTTCAGACCAAGTTTCAGTTGTAAATAGTGGGACTGCTGACACTCCTTTAATTGTTGAAGCCCGAGCAATTAAACCATCTAGTTACTTTATGATCACTAAAAATGATGAAGATTATTTTATGGTTGGTGATGATGAGGTAACCAAAGAAGTTAAGGATTACATGCCTCCTGTTTATCATAGTGAGTTTCGTGATTTCAAAGGTTGGACTAAGATGATTACTGAAGATATTCCAAGTAATGACTTAGGTGGTAAGGTCGGCGGTGACTTTGTGATATCCAATCTTGGCGAGGGATATAAAGCAACTAATTTTCCTGATGCAAAAGGTTGGGTTGGTGCTGGCACGAAACGAGGGCTCCCTAAAGCGATGACAGATTTTCAAATTACCTATAAATGTATTGTTGAACAAAAAGGTAAAGGTGCCGGAAGAACAGCACAACATATTTATGATAGTGATGGTAAGTTACTTGCTTCTATTGGTTATGAAAATAAATATCATGATAGAAAAATAGGACATATTGTTGTTACGTTGTATAACCAAAAAGGAGACCCCAAAAAGATATACGACTATCAGAATAAACCGATAATGTATAACTTGGACAGAATCGTTGTTTATATGCGGCTCAGAAGAGTAGGTAATAAATTTTCTATTAAAACTTGGAAATTTGATCACATTAAAGACCCAGATAGACGTAAACCTATTGATATGGATGAGAAAGAGTGGATAGATGGCGGTAAGTTTTATCAGCGTCCAGCTTCTATCATAGCTATCTATAGTGCGAAGTATAACGGTTATAAGTGGATGGAGATGAATGGATTAGGTTCATTCAATACGGAGATTCTACCGAAACCGAAAGGCGCAAGGGATGTCATTATACAAAAAGGTGATTTAGTGAAAATAGATATGCAAGCAAAAAGTGTTGTCATCAATGAGGAACCAATGTTGAGCGAGAAATCGTTTGGAAGTAATTATTTCAATGTTGATTCTGGGTACAGTGAATTAATCATACAACCTGAAAACGTCTTTGATACGACGGTTAAATGGCAAGATAGATATTTATAGAAAGGAGATGAGAGTGTGATACATGTTTTAGATTTTAACGACAAGATTATAGATTTCCTTTCTACTGATGATCCTTCCTTAGTTAGAGCGATTCATAAACGTAATGTTAATGACAATTCAGAAATGCTTGAACTGCTCATATCATCAGAAAGAGCTGAAAAGTTCCGTGAACGACATCGTGTTATTATAAGGGATTCAAACAAACAATGGCGTGAATTTATTATTAACTGGGTTCAAGATACGATGGACGGCTACACAGAGATAGAATGTATAGCGTCTTATCTTGCTGATATAACAACAGCTAAACCGTATGCACCAGGCAAATTTGAGAAAAAGACAACTTCAGAAGCATTGAAAGATGTGTTGAGCGATACAGGTTGGGAAGTTTCTGAACAAACCGAATACGATGGCTTACGTACTACGTCATGGACTTCTTATCAAACTAGATATGAAGTTTTAAAGCAATTATGTACAACCTATAAAATGGTATTGGATTTTTATATAGAGCTTAGTTCTAATACCGTCAAAGGTAGATATGTGGTACTCAAAAAGAAAAACAGCTTATTCAAAGGTAAAGAAATTGAGTATGGTAAAGATTTGGTTGGGTTAACTAGGAAGATTGATATGTCAGAAATCAAAACAGCATTAATTGCTGTGGGACCCGAAAATGACAAAGGAAAGCGTTTAGAGTTAGTTGTGACTGATGACGAAGCACAAAGTCAATTCAACTTACCTACCCGTTATATTTGGGGAATATACGAACCTCAATCAGATGATCAAAATATGAATGAAACACGGTTGCGTTCTTTAGCCAAAACAGAGTTAAATAAACGTAAGTCGGCAGTTATGTCATATGAGATTACTTCTACTGATTTGGAAGTTACGTATCCGCACGAGATTATATCAATTGGTGATACAGTCAGAGTAAAACATAGAGATTTTAACCCGCCATTGTATGTAGAGGCAGAAGTTATTGCCGAAGAATATAACATAATTTCAGAAAATAGCACATATACATTCGGTCAACCTAAAGAGTTCAAAGAATCAGAATTACGAGAAGAGTTTAACAAGCGATTGAACATAATACATCAAAAGTTAAACGATAATATTAGCAATATCAACACTATAGTTAAAGATGTTGTAGATGGTGAATTAGAATACTTTGAACGCAAAATACACAAAAGTGATACACCGCCAGAAAATCCAGTCAATGATATGCTTTGGTATGATACAAGTAACCCTGATGTTGCTGTCTTGCGTAGATATTGGAATGGTCGATGGATTGAAGCAACACCAAATGATGTTGAAAAATTAGGTGGTATAACAAGAGAGAAAGCGCTATTCAGTGAATTAAACAATATTTTTATTAATTTATCTATACAACACGCTAGTCTTTTGTCAGAAGCTACAGAATTACTGAATAGCGAGTACTTAGTAGATAATGATTTGAAAGCGGACTTACAAGCAAGTTTAGACGCTGTGATTGATGTTTATAATCAAATTAAAAATAATTTAGAATCTATGACACCCGAAACTGCAACGATTGGTCGGTTGGTAGATACACAAGCTTTATTTCTTGAGTATAGAAAGAAATTACAAGATGTTTATACAGATGTAGAAGATGTCAAAATCGCCATTTCAGATAGATTTAAATTATTACAGTCACAATACACTGATGAAAAATATAAAGAAGCGTTGGAAATAATAGCAACAAAATTTGGTTTAACGGTGAATGAAGATTTGCAGTTAGTCGGAGAACCTAATGTTGTTAAATCAGCTATTGAAGCAGCTAGAGAATCCACAAAAGAACAATTACGTGACTATGTAAAAACATCGGACTATAAAACAGACAAAGACGGTATTGTTGAACGTTTAGATACTGCTGAAGCTGAGAGAACGACTTTAAAAGGTGAAATCAAAGATAAAGTTACGTTAAACGAATATCGAAACGGATTGGAAGAACAAAAACAATATACTGATGACCAGTTAAGTGATTTGTCCAATAATCCTGAGATTAAAGCAAGTATTGAACAAGCAAATCAAGAAGCGCAAGAAGCTTTAAAATCATACATTGATGCTCAAGATGATCTTAAAGAGAAGGAATCGCAAGCGTATGCTGATGGTAAAATTTCGGAAGAAGAGCAACGCGCTATACAAGATGCTCAAGCTAAACTTGAAGAGGCAAAACAAAACGCAGAACTAAAGGCTAGAAACGCTGAAAAGAAAGCTAATGCTTATACAGACAACAAGGTCAAAGAAAGCACAGATGCACAGAGGAAAACATTGACTCGCTATGGTTCTCAAATTATACAAAATGGTAAGGAAATCAAATTAAGAACTACTAAAGAAGAGTTTAATGCAACCAATCGTACACTTTCAAATATATTAAACGAGATTGTTCAAAATGTTACAGATGGAACAACAATCAGATATGATGATAACGGAGTGGCTCAAGCTTTGAATGTGGGGCCACGTGGTATTAGATTAAATGCTGATAAAATTGATATTAACGGTAATAGAGAAATAAACCTTCTTATCCAAAATATGCGAGATAAAGTAGATAAAACCGATATTGTCAACAGCCTTAATTTATCAAGAGAGGGTCTTGATATCAATGTTAATAGAATTGGAATTAAAGGCGGTGACAATAACAGATATGTTCAAATACAGAATGATTCTATTGAACTAGGTGGTATTGTGCAACGTACTTGGAGAGGGAAACGTTCAACAGACGATATTTTTACGCGACTGAAAGACGGTCACCTAAGATTTAGAAATAATACCGCAGGCGGTTCACTTTATATGTCACATTTTGGTATTTCAACATATATTGATGGAGAAGGCGAAGACGGAGGTTCATCCGGTACTATTCAATGGTGGGATAAAACTTACAGTGATAGCGGTATGAATGGCATAACAATCAATTCTTATGGCGGTGTAGTCGCTTTAACATCTGACTACAATCGAATTATTATCGATTCATATGCTTCAGCTAATATTGAAAGTAGAGAAGCGCCGATATATTTATCTCCGAACACCAAAAATAAACCTGGTTTAAACCGATTCGCATTCACATTATCAAACGCTGATAGTGCATACGAAACTGACGGTTATATCATGTTTGGTTCAGATGAAAACTATAAGTACGGTGCTGGATTAAGATTTTCTAAACGTAGCAATAAAGGATTGGTTCAAGTCGTTAATGGTGACTATGCTACAGGCGGAGACACTACAATTGAATCAGGTATGGGCAAATTCAACTTAGTTAAACGAAGAGATGGAAATAGTTACGTTAGCATTCAAAGTTATGATTTATTGGCGGTAGGTTCTGATAATGCTGGCGATAGAGTCGCTTCTAATTCTATTTATAAGCGTACTTATTCAGCACCTGCTAACTTACACATTACTTCTGCTGGAACAATTGGGCGTGCTACTTCTGCCAAAAAGTATAAAATTTCAATCGAAAACCAATACATCAATGAAGACGATCAGTTCAGTCATTCAAAAGAGATTTTAAAGCTTCCAATTCGTACATGGTTTGACAAATATGAATCGGAAATAATGGCTAAAGAATTGGAAAGTGGTAAAAAGTTATCTGATGATACTTTTAAACTTAGTCGACATACTGGCTTAATAGCGGAAGAGGTTGAAGAATTAGGATTTAATGAATTTGTTATTTATGATGACAACGGAGAAATCGAAGGTATCGCATACGATAGACTTTGGGTTCATTTAATACCTATTATTAAAAACCAGCAATCAAAAATCGAAAAACTGGAGGAATTAATAAATGAATGATAGCAATCAAGGTTTACAAGCCAATCCACAATATACAATTCACTATTTATCGCAAGAAATCACAAGACTAACACAAGAAAATGCAATGTTAAAAGCATATATACAAGAACAAAATGAAAAAAGCAAAAGTGCTGAGGAAGAGTAATCCTTGGCACTATTTTTATACAAAAATTTAAGGAGGTCATTTAATATGGCAAATGAAATTATCAAAAAAACAGAGAGATTTATTTTAGTACAAATTGACAAAGAAGGTACAGAACGTGTAGTATATCAAGATTTCACAGGAAGTTTTACAACTTCTGAAATGGTTAACCATGCTCAAGATTTTAAATCTGAAGAAAACGCTAAGAAAATTGCGGAGACGTTAAATTTGTTATATCAATTAACTAACAAAAAACAACGTGTGAAAGTAGTTAAAGAAGTAGTTGAAAGATCAGATTTATCTCCAGAGGTAACAGTTAACACTGAAACAGTATGAAAAGCTATGAGTTAGATACTCATAATCTTTATTCTTTTAGAAAGCGGGTGTACTGAATTGGGGTGGTTCAAAAAACACGAACATGAATGGCGCATCAGAAGGTTAGAAGAGAATGATAAAACAATGCTCAGCACACTCAACGAAATTAAATTAGGTCAAAAAACCCAAGAGCAAGTTAACATTAAATTAGATAAAACCTTAGATGCTATTCAAAAAGAAAGAGAAATAGATGAAAAGAATAAGAAAGAAAATGATAAGAACATACGTGATATGAAAATGTGGGTGCTTGGTTTAGTTGGGACAATATTTGGGTCGCTAATTATAGCATTATTGCGTATGCTTATGGGCATATAAGAGAGGTGAATAAAATGTTTAAACTAATCTTTGGTTATAGTTTCTGGACATGTTTTTGGTTCGGTAAATGTAAATAAGTTTTAGTCAGTGCTTCGGTACTGACTTTTTATTTATTGTTGTAATTATGGTAATATACAAAAGTGAGCAAGTTGGATAGATGGTGGCTATCTGAGTATAAGGAGGTGGTGCCTATGGTGGCATTACTGAAATCTTTAGAAAGGAGACGCCTTTGTGGTATCTATTGTGGATGAACTAAATTTGATGTTTAGTTTCGGTATGTTTATCGTTACTTTACTTGGTTTAGTCATCGCAATTGTTAAATTAAATCACAAAAAATAACCATCTCAACTTTGACAGGCTTTGATGGTTATTTATTAATCATATAAAAGAGGTCACCGTCTTTTTAACGGGCTCACTAGGGTGACATGTTTCCGCATGTTGCCCTTTTTCTATATATAAATTAACACATCATAATATAAATATCAAATAGACGGCTTATTAGTCGTCTTTTTATTTTGGATAAAAGGAGTAAACAAATGGAAGCAAAAGTAATAACAAGATATATTGTATTAATTTTAGCATTAGTCAATCAGTTTTTAGCGAATAAAGGTATAAGTCCGATACCAGTAGATGAAGAAAGTGTTTCATCGATTATCTTAACAGTTATTGCTTTATACACTACGTATAAAGACAATCCAACATCACAAGAAGGACGTTGGGCGAATCAAAAATTAAAGAAATATAAAGCTGAAAGTAAATATAGAAAAGCAACAGGTCAAGCACCTGTCAAAGAAGTAATAGCACCTACAAATATGAACGATACAAATGATTTAGGGTAGGTGATGATTTATGTTAATGACAAAAAATCAAGCAGAAAAATGGTTTGACAATTCATTAGGGAAACAATTTAACCTAGATGGTTGGTATGGATTTCAGTGTTATGATTACGCCAATATGTTCTTTATGTTAGCGACAGGTGAAAGGTTACAAGGTTTATATGCTTATAATATCCCGTTTGATAATAAAACGAAGATTGAAAAATATGGTCAAATAATTAAAAACTATGACAGTTTTTTACCACAAAAGTTGGACATTGTTGTTTTTCCGTCGAAGTATGGAGGCGGAGCTGGACATGTTGAAATTGTTGAGAGTGCAAATTTAAATACTTTCACATCATTTGGTCAAAACTGGAACGGTAAAGGTTGGACCAATGGTGTTGCGCAACCAGGTTGGGGTCCTGAAACTGTGACAAGGCATGTTCATTATTATGATAATCCAATGTATTTTATTAGATTAAACTTCCCTAATAGTTTAAGCGTTGGCGATAAAGCTAAAGGTATTATCAAGCAAGTGACCACAAAGAAAGAGGCGGTAATTAAACCTAAAAAAATTATGCTTGTATCTGGTCATGGTTATAACGATTCCGGAGCAGTAGGAAATGGAACAAACGAACGCGATTTTATCCGTAAATATATAACGCCTAATATCGCTAAGTATTTAAGACATGCAGGTCATGAAGTTGCATTATATGGTGGTTCGAGTCAATCACAAGACATGTATCAAGATACTGCATACGGTGTTAATGTAGGTAATAAAAAAGACTATGGCTTATATTGGGTTAAATCACAGGGGTACGATATTGTACTAGAGATACATTTAGATGCAGCAGGAGAAAGCGCAAGTGGCGGGCATGTTATTATCTCAAGTCAATTCAATGCAGATACAATTGATAATAGTATACAAGATGTTATTAAAAATAATTTAGGACAAATCAGAGGTGTTACACCTCGTAATGATTTATTAAATGTTAATGTATCAGCTGAAATAAATATCAATTATCGCTTATCTGAATTAGGTTTTATTACTAATAAAAAAGATATGGATTGGATTAAGAAAAATTATGACTTGTATTCTAAATTAATAGCCGGTGCGATTCATGGTAAGCCTATTGGTGGTGTGGTAGCTAGTAAGGTTAAAACACCAGTTAAAAACGAAAAAAATCCACCAGTGCCAGCAGGTTATACGTTAGATAGCAATGGTGTACCATACAAAAAAGAACAAGGCAATTACACGGTGGCTAATGTTAAAGGTAATAATGTAAGAGAAGGTTATTCAACCAATTCAAGAATCACAGGTATATTACCTAATAACACTACAATCAAGTATGACGGTGCATATTGTATCAATGGCTATAGATGGATTACTTATATAGCCAATAGTGGACAACGTCGTTATATTGCCACAGGAGAGGTAGACAAGGCAGGTAATAGAATAAGCGGTTTTGGTAAGTTTAGTGCAGTTTGATAATTAGATATATAAAGGTTTGGCAAGTTATGAAATGTCTGCCAAACCTTTATATAAAAAAGAAATATCTACCTTTTAATTTATGTAACTACTATTAGTATGCATATTCATTAGTTTTACCAGGACCATTAATTACATAAGATGATTTAGACTCTCCTTTTTTAAAGAAGTATGTTTTATACATTTTACCTAGTAACTCAACATTTTTTCTATCTTCAGCAAGTGGTGTATTCAGATATACTGTATAGTAACCTTTATTTTCAGTTAAAATAACCATTTTTTCAAATTGAGCAGTATTTTTTGTGCCTTTCTCTAAATAATTTCTCAAACGTTCATCTAATTTTCCTAGCGTTGTAGGAAGACCACTATTTTTAAATGATTCTTTATAAGCTTTTTCTTTCTCTAACATTTTCTTATTTGATTCTATTTCTTCATTTGTAGGAAACGGTTCAAAAGTAAAAGCTTTCGCTGAATGATGGTGTGTACTGATTCCTGCCGTTAAAAAACTTAATGCTAAAACTGTTGTTGCTAATTTCTTTTTCATAATGATGTTAATTCTCCTTAAATTCTATATTTAAATTTATAGTTAGTTTTGCGAAATTCCTAAAATGAGTTTAATCTAATCGACGAAATATATTAATTAACTTGAAATTAATAAAAGATTAATTATTTTTAACTAAAAATTAAAGTTCAATTAGTGTTTTGATGAATTTGGTCTTGATAAATTGAAATGATCTAAAAAACGCTATAATTTTTCTATTAATAGTAATTAATATGTGTTATATTTATCTTAGACACAGCAATGTGTTCAAATTTTCATCTATTCATAAGCTAGCCTTCGGGCTAGTTTTTTTGTGCTATATATTTGTTTTAATTAAATAAAATTAGATAATGCAATAGTAGCCATTTTATGTTAATATTACCTTGGGCGTTTTCAAGGAGCGCCTTTCATTTTTTATGTATTGCTCCTTTTCGGGCTAGTTTATTAAATTTATTTTTGCGCTTTCCAAATCAATGTATATGTGTTATATTGTTTATGGGAAGTAGGTAAGCATTTCGGTGCTTACCTTTTTTTGTTTTTCTATAAATACAATAAGGTATGTCAATTTGATAATTTATTAATTTTCATTTAATAAGAAGATCTATATAGTTAATGAATAATTAATGTACTTTTTTTTAGTTAGTTATTAAAATAAATTAGTACTAATTACTAAGGAGAATAAAAAATGAAAATTAGAAAATCTATACTTGCGGGAACTTTAGCAATCGTTTTAGCATCACCACTAGTAACTAATCTAGATAAAAATGAGGCACAAGCTAGCACAAGCTTGCCAACATCGAATGAATATCAAAACGAAAAGTTAGCTAATGAATTAAAATCGTTATTAGATGAACTAAATGTTAATGAATTAGCTACTGGAAGTTTAAACACTTATTATAAGCGAACTATAAAAATTTCAGGTCTAAAAGCAATGTATGCTCTTAAGTCAAAAGACTTTAAGAAAATGTCAGAAGCAAAATATCAACTTCAAAAGATTTATAATGAAATTGACGAAGCACTAAAAAGTAAATATTAAAAAAACCACCCGTAAAAGGGTGGTTTTAATTTTCTAGATAATATAAAAGTGTTCATAAATAAAACAGTATAGGTAAACAATAAAGTATTGAAAAAAGTAAGTTTAATATGAAAATTGTTAAATGAACGACATCTTTTGTTTTTATAAATATCAAGAAAATAATCAAACTCAAAATAAATAACGTAACTGTAGTCATAGGCGTCCATACATAATCAGCATTAGTCATTAAGAATGGTGCGGCCATTATGAAAAAATTTATAATGCAGATGAAATAGACAATTAGACTATAAATTAGGTAAATAACAATACACACCCTTCATAAATAAATAATTTAAATCCTATATATTTTAACAAAAGTAAAACACAGAAGTGTAGAAAATAAAAAATATTGGTAAATAAAATCAATAAGTTTAACCAATATGTTGCTCGCTTCATACCGTATATTGCAACAAAAATTCCGATCAAGAAAAATATAGCCCCTATGATAAAACAGAAATCCGATGCTGAATTATTAAAAAATGAGGTGTTTAGAGTTAGAAAATGAGTTAATGAGTTGACTATAACTAATAAGATATTAATTATATTTGTATGGTTCTTCACATGATACCTCCAAGTAAAAAAATCTAATTAATAAAGTGAATGCTTGATGAACAAGCAGTTATTCCAAACAGAATCAATAAGAAAAGTAGAATCAACATGCTAATGCCCCATAAACAACCCTTTTCACTTTCACTATTATTAATTTCTTGACTTCTTTTAAAGATATTATTACTTTTACATTCTTTAGTTGTTTTAAATTTCACGTTTTTATTACTTCCTTTTGTTTAAAAGTTTACAATGAATTTTTGATTATAATAATATATTCAAAATAGTACTATCTAGTTTGATATGTCAAGCAATATTATTATAAAATTGGAATTCTGAGTTGTCTACTCTAATTTATTATATTTACCTATAAAAATACACCTCAAAAAATAGATTTTTCAGTCTAGCTTTTGGGGTGTACATTCCACACAAACATGTGATTATTTTGATGTTTCTATTAAACTTGTAATTTTAAATTTAAAGTCCCTAAAAAGTCCCTAAAATTTTATTTTATATGAGGTATTATTGATAATGATAAAGTTATAAACCTTGATATTATGCTGTTTTACTTTTTGAATGATAAGTAATTTTATGTTAAAAGTCTCCAGATAGGGATAACTACATTAAACAACTGAAACGTTGTAAAGCTAATACTTTTGGCATTTTGCTTGGAACAAATGACATGGTCGGCAATGTTCCTATTTCAGATTATGAAAGAGATATGAAAGAAATCATTTCGAGGATTAAACAAGCGAAACCAAACGCTAGCATCTTTTTAATTGCGCCAAGTGGCAATAAATACACAGGCACATTGCACACAATCGAAGATTACAGTAATAAACAGTGTGACATAGCCAAAGAATTAAAAATAGGTCATGTGAGCCTTTACAGAAACTTAGGTAATTTTGATTTAACTAAAACAAATGAATTAATGTATTCCGACGGTGTGCATCCTAACAAAATAGGTGGGTACGCAATCTCAAATGTAATATACGACAGATTATTAAGAATCTAATTTAAAGCTAACCTTTCGAGGTTGGCTTTTTATTTTGGATAAAAGGAGCAAACAAATGGATATTAACTGGAAATTAAGATTTAAAAATAAAGCAGTATTAACAGGTTTAGTTGGTGCATTGTTGTTATTTATCAAGCAAATTACAGACTTATTCGGATTCGATTTATCAACTCAATTAAATCAAGCTAGCGCGATTATAGGTGCTATCCTCACGCTACTTACAGGTATTGGCGTTATTACCGACCCAACGTCAAAAGGTGTTGCCGATTCATCTATAGCACAGACATATCAAGCGCCTAGAGATAGTAGCAAAGAAGAACAACAGGTTACGTGGAAAACGTCTCAAGACAGTAGTTTAACACCAGAATTAAGTACAAAAGCACCGAAAGAATATGATACATCACAGCCGTTTACAGACGCCTCTAATGAAGTTGGTTTTGACGTGAACGAGTATCATCATGGAGGTGGCGACAATGCAAGCAAAATTAACTAAAAAAGAGTTTATAGAGTGGTTGAAAACATCTGAGGGAAAACAATTTAATATCGACCTTTGGTATGGATTTCAATGCTTTGACTATGCCAATGCTGGCTGGAAAGTTTTGTTCGGATTACTCCTAAAAGGTGTAGGTGCAAAAGATATTCCGTTCGCTAACAACTTCGACGGATTAGCTACTGTATACCAAAATACACCGGATTTCTTAGCACAACCTGGCGACATGGTGGTATTCGGTAGCAACTACGGTGCTGGATATGGTCACGTTGCATGGGTAATTGAAGCAACTTTAGATTACATCATTGTATATGAGCAGAATTGGCTAGGCGGTGGCTGGACTGACGGAATCGAACAACCCGGCTGGGGTTGGGAAAAAGTTACAAGACGACAACATGCTTACGATTTCCCTATGTGGTTTATCCGTCCTAACTTCAAAAGCGAAACAGCTCCACGATCAATACAATCTCCTACGCAAGCATCCAAAAAGGAAACAGCTAAGCCACAACCTAAAGCGGTAGAACTTAAAATTATCAAAGATGTGGTTAAAGGTTATGACCTTCCTAAACGTGGTGGTAATCCTAAGGGTATAATTATTCATAACGACGCAGGAAGCAAAGGGGCAACAGCAGAAGTGTATCGAAACGGATTAGTTAACGCACCTTTATCAAGATTAGAAGCGGGTATTGCGCATAGTTATGTATCAGGTAACACAGTGTGGCAAGCTTTAGATGAATCGCAAGTAGGTTGGCATACTGCTAACCAATTAGGCAATAAATATTATTACGGTATTGAAGTGTGTCAATCAATGGGAGCAGACAATGCGACGTTTTTAAAAAATGAACAGGCGACTTTCCAAGAATGCGCTAGATTGTTGAAAAAATGGGGATTACCAGCAAACAGAAATACAATCAGATTGCATAATGAATTTACTTCAACATCATGCCCTCATAGAAGTTCGGTTTTACACACTGGTTTTGATCCAGTAACTCGCGGTCTATTGCCGGAAGATAAACAATTACAACTTAAAGACTACTTTATCAAGCAAATCAGAGTGTATATGGACGGTAAGATACCAGTTGCCACTGTCTCTAATGAGTCAAGCGCTTCAAGTAATACAGTTAAACCAGTTGCGAGTGCATGGAAACGTAATAAATATGGTACTTACTACATGGAAGAAAATGCTAGATTCACAAACGGTAATCAACCAATCACTGTAAGAAAAATAGGACCATTCTTATCATGCCCAGTAGCTTACCAATTCCAACCTGGTGGATATTGTGATTATACAGAAGTGATGTTACAAGATGGTCATGTTTGGGTAGGATATACATGGGAGGGGCAACGTTATTACTTGCCTATTAGAACATGGAATGGTTCTGCCCCACCTAATCAGATATTAGGTGACTTATGGGGAGAAATCAGTTAGAATGACATAGTCATGTCTATTTAAGCAGGTGCGTTACACACCTGCTTTCTATTTACATTTAAAGATAAAATGTGCTATTATTTTACTAGAACTTTTTAACATTTCTCTCAAGATTTAAATGTTGATAACAGGCAGGTACTTCGGTACTTGCCTATTTTTTTATGCAAAAAAACGAAAAAAGTTTATAAAAAGTATTGCATATCACGTTTAACCGTGTTATAATAAGGTATGCCAGTTGAGAGGAGGATAAAAAGTGTTAGAAAATTTTAAAACTATAGCAGAAATCGCCTTTTATACAATGTCAGCAATTGCCATAGCGAAAACATTGAAAAAAGACGATAAGTAAGTAGACAAGCCCGAAAGGGCTGTCTATATATAAATTCTAACACTAAAATACTATGAAAACAATTTACATTATTTTAATCATTCTTATTTGGATAAACGTGTTTTTAGGCAACGATATAAGTAAAAGTGTTGTTGCACTGCTTACTACTTTACTGCTTATCAATTTATGGAAGAGGGATAAAAATGACAGCAATAAAAGAAATAATTGAATCAATAGAAAAGTTATTCGAAAAAGAAACGGGATATAAAATTGCTAAAAATTCCGGATTACCATATCAAACTGTGCAAGATTTAAGGAATGGAAAAACATCTTTATCAGATGCCAGATTCAGAACGATAATAAAGTTATACGAGTATCAAAGATCACTTGAAAACAAAGAAGATAAATAGAGGAGCTAAAAAATATGTTTGTTACAAAAGAAGAATTTAAAAATTTGAATGTAAAAGAAGTATTTGAATCAGGAAAAAACTTTATAAAAATCACAGATGGAAGACATGAAATATATTGGGTAAACGATAGATACGTAGTACTTGACCATAAAAAAGGCGATTTGTACCCGCAAAAAGCATACCCAAAATATATCAAAAGAAAATTAGTAAGTTAAATAATTAGAAAACCACGTCTTAATTGACGTGGTTATTTTTTAGGTTTGCGCGTGTCAAATACGTGTCAATTTAGTTCTATTTCTTTAGTTTTCTTTCTAAACTTAATTGCTTGTAAACCGCATAGTTATAGGCTTTTCAGCTATATACCAAGATAAGATTTATCCCGCCGTCTCCATATTTGTAGCCTACAGCCTTTGTGGTTGTGGGCTTTTTATTTTAGAGTGCACAAAAAGCGCACAGAAAATGCACATGATACAAAAAGACACCACCAAATTTAGTTGGTAGTGCCTTTTAAGTATTTAACTGTGAATCGTCTACACTTAATTGGACAAATTCTATATTGAAATTTTCGGGATAATCGTAATTGCGAAACTGTTATATGTGTTAAATATGATGTGAAGTGGCTAATATAGACTGCCAGAATATGGAAATGAATCTTGATGTCCAAAAGTGATTGAAAGATAATTATTATATGATATGCTGAAAAAGGGTGTTTATTAAGGGATTGTATAAGTTCTAATAAGGAGTTTTTACAATGTACAAATACTTAAGAAAAATTTCCGTTGCTACTATTGCGTCTTTTGTTTTGGTGGGGCCTGTTTATTCTACGGTAGAATCAGGTAAAGCTAATGCTGAAACTGCTAAAGCGGTTGATAAGGAAATGAAGCAAAGAGAAAAAATTGGAAATGCTTTGTTAGAAGAGATAGATAATAGTAAAGAAGATTTTAAAGACCCAAGTGTAACTGAAAAATTAAAAGGGCAAGTTAGAGATTATAAAAATGGTGTTGCAGAGAGAGGTAAAGCTACTATAACGGCAAAAGCTGGAGCTAAAGCTATCCGAGCTACTGTAAATAAGATTGGAGAGAAAGCTTGGGATAAATTAGTTGCTAAAATAGAAAATACTACTGGCACAAAGCTAGTTATGTTCCATTATCAAAGTATTAATAAGTTTTGCGATATTTTAACAGGTTTTGAGGGTAATTTAGCTGAGGGTATAGCTACAGGATTGACTAATAATTTTGGTTTCAATAAACAATTTGCATATATTGTAGCAAGAGCTTTCATTGCTATTGTATTATAGGTGTGTGTTTGTGATGAGTACCAATAAAAAAGTTTATTTGTTGTTTTTAATAATAACTTTTATTATTTATATATCTTTACCTGTAATTCTTGGGAAAAATACATTTGATGCTCGTTTGTTTGTTATTTTTCCCTTACTCTTTTTTGGAGCATTTTTGTTTTCATCTAATAATAAAAAGAAGTGAAATAGTAACAAATTAAGTATTGTTTGAAAAATGAGTTCACGAAAAATGTTGCATGGTATTCGTGAAATTATGATCGAGTCATTTCAAAAATGACCATTTCAAAACAACAAAAAAGAGTAGGCGAGCTACTCTTTTTTGTTATATTTAACAATTAAATTAGTGTGTCATTATGAGTGTAAGTAAGCTAATTTACAATGACAATAATAATTACAAAGATTATAACGCTAAATGCGAGCATTCATAAATTTATACTTCATCTAAACTACTGTGGTCGTCATCTTTTTGCTTTTCTTTTTCTTTCTCTCGTTCTTGTTCTTTTTTGTACTCTTCTTCAAATTCTTTTTCTTTCTTTTCTACTTCTTCTCTTGTTTCCGCTCTATGAGAAAAATCTTCGGTTTTAAGTTTACTAAATTTGAATGATTTAGAATCAACTGTTTTATCTTCTGAGTATTTATGGACATTTAAATTAATATTTCCATCACCCCTTAACTCATAGATAAACATGGCTTGTGCAGTTTTGCCTTTTTTAATTTGATCTTGGTTATGTTCTGTCCAATCTTTATATTTTTTATCACTTAAAAGATAACCATCTCTTAATTTATTTACTGTATTTTTATCATCTTGAGTGATATTAATATAGTCATGAGAAATAGAAGATGGATTTAAATCTTTATCGTCTTTTTTAGCAGTAATTTCCATTTTAAAAGCGATATATTTCTTTTTCTCATCTTTTTCATTGATGATAAACGGTTCTTTTATTTTAGCTTCAAATTTGTCACTAACAATAGTATCGCCTTTAATTTTTATATCCATATTTTTTTTGCTTTTAAATTCTTTAAGTTCTTCATTTAATTCTTCATTGTCATTTTCTTTCTTTTTGTGACTAGTGCTCTCTTTTTTTGCACTATCTTGATGATGTCCACAAGCACCTAAGATAAGTGTACTTGCTAATAATATCCCCATTACTTTTTTCATTTAACATGTCTCCTTTATTTCGCAAAAATTTATTTTTAAAAACTCGTAACGATATAAAATTGCTTATCGTTTTGAGTAATTAAACAAAGTTGATATTTTGTGAGATTCTAAGATGATATTAAATAATTCTTGTAATAATGATTCTATGTATTGTTGCAATAAATTAATGGAACTATAATTACTAATATTATATTACTTTTATTGATAGAAATATATTACTTTTTTAAAAAACTTGTAATATATCGAAAGATTTAAATGTAAAATTTTGATTTGTTAAGAAATTACGTTTATAAAAATAAAAAAATTCAACTTATTTGTATGAGATGAATATGTATTGAAGAACATGAGTTATTAAATTGGAAATAATGCTCAAAGATGGGAGCTCTTAAAAGCGTTATTGTATTCTTTAGTCAAAGCAAATAGATTGCCATAATAATAAACGTACTTGATGGTTAAAAAATTACTTAAGACTATAAAGCAAAACTTTTTATATGAGCAGTCGAATATAACGTTTAAAATGTTTCTTTTTGGATATAAACGATTAAGTAAAATGATTTTTCAGTTTGAAATTAATCATATAAATTTCTTAAGGGAAGGGTGATATCTTAATGATTAATATTATTTCAGCTATAGGATCTATTGGAACATTTATTATGGCTTTATTTTATTTTGTATCAGTTTCAGTTCAACTTTATCAAATGAAAATTAGCTTTCTGCCAGCTTTAGGTTTTAACCAAATTTTATTAGAAAGGGAGGGGGGTCAACTTAATATAATGAATTCGGCTACAGATGAGCATCATCATAAAGATTATATTAAACTATATAATTTAGGTGGTGGTGCTGCTAAAAAAATTGCAATAGAGGTTTTATTGGGGAATGATAAAGTCATACAGAAAAAATACGTGAATATTTTACCTAGTAAAGAAGGGTACATGTTACCAATTAATAAAAATGTGTACGAAGAATTAGAAAGAACGATTGAGAATAATGGTTATGAAGCTGATTTGAATGTACGTATGACTTATTATCATAATGTAAGTCGCAAACAACAGGAAGTTATATTAAAAGGTCAAATCGACCGTTTTAATAATTATAATAATAAAGAAATTTATGATTTGCAGTTTATCTAAAAATTGATTTAAGAGTGTAGTTGTTTATTGCGAAAAATATCATTCAATTTTAATGAAATAATGGCGTCATTACTATAAAATATTACTTTATGTTGTAATGCATTTTTCTATAAGATAGAACTAAAAGGAGGGGCAAAGATGCAAATTAGACAAATACATCAACATGACTTTGCTCAAGTTGACCAGTTAATTAGAACGGCATTTGAAAATAGTGAACATGGTTATGGTAATGAATTAGAACTAGTAGACCAAATTCGTCTAAGTGATACGTATGACAATAACTTAGAATTAGTAGCTGTTCTTCAAAATGAAGTTGTAGGGCACGGTTTACTAAGTGAAGTTTATCTTGATAACGAGGCACAACGGGAAATTGGATTAGTGTTAGCACCTGTATCTGTTGATATTCATCATCAAAATAAAGGTATTGGGAAGCGATTGATTCAAGCATTAGAACGAGAAGCAATATTAAAAGGATATAATTTTATCAGTGTATTAGGATGGCCGAAGTATTATGCCAATCTAGGATATCAACGCGCAAGTATGTACGACATTTATCCACCATATGATGGTATACCAGATGAAGCGTTTTTAATTAAAGAATTAAAAGTGAAAAGTTTAGCGGGAAAAACAGGTACCATAAATTACACATCTGCTTTTGAAAAAATATGATTTCAAGTTAGGATTACATTAGGCAGAGTTCATATTAAGAATACAAATTGTTTGCAATGAAATCGTGCGTTGTCGTTTGCAATTTTCAAAACAGAGAAAATGAAAAGCTTTTTGTTGTAAATATTTATTGTAGTTAATAAAATTCTAAAACAAATTAATTGCCATTATGCAATTTTGGTGTATAATTGCATTAATAGAGATTAAATATATATTAAAAGGGTATACAGTTAATATAAAATGACTTTTTAAAAAGAGGGAATAAAATGAATATGAAGAAACAAGAAAAACACGCAATTCGTAAAAAATCGATTGGCGTGGCTTCAGTGCTTGTAGGTACGTTAATCGGTTTTGGACTACTCAGCAGTAAAGAAGCAGATGCAAGTGAAAATAGTATGACACAAACGGAAAATACGAGAAATGAGAGCAAAAGTAATGATCCAAGTAGCGTTAATGCTGCACCTAAAACAGACAACACAAACGTGAGTGATTCTAATACAACGACAAACACTAATAGTGACGAAACGAATGTAGCGCAAAATCCAGCACAACAGGAAACGACACAATCAGCATCAACAAATGCAACTACAGAAGAAACACCGGTAACTGGTGAAGTTACTACTACGGCAACGAATCAAGCTAATACACCGGCAACAACTCAATCAAGCAATACAAATGCGGAAGAATCAGTGAATCAAACAAGTAATGAAACGACTTCTAATGATACTAATACAGTATCATCTGTAAATTCACCTCAAAATTCTACAAATGCGGAAAATGTTTCAACAACGCAAGACACTTCAACTGAAGTAACACCTTCAAACAATGAATCAGCTCCACAGAGTACAGATGCAAGTAATAAAGATGTAGTTAATCAAACGGTTAATACAAGTGCGTCTAGAATGAGAGCATTTAGTTTAGCGGCTGCAGATGCACCGGCTGTTGGCACAGATATTACGAATCAGTTGACGAATGTGACAGTTGGTATTGACTCTGGTACGACTGTGTATCCGCACCAAGCAGGTTATGTCAAACTGAATTATGGTTTCTCAGTACCAAATTCTGCGGTTCAAGGTGACACATTCAAAATAACTGTGCCCAAAGAATTAAACTTAAATGGTGTAACTTCAACTGCTAAAGTGCCACCAATTATGGCCGGAGATCAAGTATTGGCAAATGGTGTAATCGATAGTGATGGTAATGTTATTTATACATTTACAGACTATGTTGATACTAAAAATGATGTTAAAGCAACACTAACTGTGCCTGCATACATTGATCCAGAAAATGTAACGAAAACAGGTAATGTGACATTGACAACTGGCATAGGAAATACAACAGCAAACAAAACAGTATTAGTAGATTATGAAAAATATGGTAAGTTTTATAACTTATCTATTAAAGGTACAATTGACCAAATCGATAAAACAAATAATACGTATCGTCAGACAATTTATGTCAATCCAAGTGGAGATAACGTTATTGCACCGGTTTTAACAGGTAATTTAAAACCAAATACGGATAGTAATGCATTAATAGATCAGCAAAATACAAGTATTAAAGTATATAAAGTAGATAATGCAGCTGATTTATCTGAAAGTTACTTTGTGAATCCAGAAAACTTTGAGGATGTCACTAATAGTGTAAATATTACATTCCCAAATCCAAATCAATATAAAGTAGAGTTTAATACGCCTGATGATCAAATTACAACACCGTATATTGTAGTTGTTAATGGTCATATTGATCCGAATAGCAAAGGTGATTTAGCTTTACGTTCAACTTTATATGGATATAACTCAAATATAATTTGGCGCTCTATGTCATGGGACAACGAAGTAGCATTTAATAACGGATCAGGTTCTGGTGACGGTATCGATAAACCTGTGGTTCCTGAACAACCTGATGAGCCGGGTGAAATTGAACCAATTCCAGAGGATTCAGATTCTGACCCAGGTTCAGATAGTGGTTCAGATTCTGGCAGCGATTCTAATTCAGATAGCGGTTCAGATTCGGGTAGTGATTCTACATCAGATAGTGATTCAGATTCAGCGAGCGATTCAGATTCAGCGAGCGATTCAGATTCA